CTGAGGTGGGCCATAGGTTCAGATTGGTTCGGATGTCAGCCGGTACGACCGCTCAAGGTGGCCTACGTTCAAGCTGAGAACGACATCGCCGATCAGCATGATGCCCTGAAAGGAGCCGCGCAGATGGTGTTCGGAAGCGATTGGCAGAACGGATTGCGCCGTGCGGACATGCTCTTCTTCCGAGAGGCAGTTCGAACCGGCGTGGAGTTCACGACCATGCTGCGCCGTCTTATTCGAAAAACGAAAGTAGACATTGTCTATATCGACCCTCTGCTCTCCTACATTGGCGGCAATCCATCGGACATCGAGGTCTGCGCGAACTTCACGCGGCATCTGCTCCAGCCGATTATGATGGAGACAGGAGTCGTCATCGTGCTGGTTCATCACTTCCCTAAGCCGAAGGGCAAGGACGACAAACCGGAGAGCGTGGCAGACATGGCCTACTCAGGATTCGGAAGCTCCGACCTGACCAACTGGGCGAGAGAGGTAATTGTCCTGAAGGAGGTCGGATTCAATCAGCCGCGACGCTTTATGCTCGGAATGGCGAAGCGCGGAGACAGGTCAGGATTGAAGGACAAGAACGGAAACAAAACCGGCTCCATCGTCATTCAACGAGGAGTTGGAACCATCTCTTGGGACTACGCACCGCCTGAGCAGTTTGTAGTCGATAAGGCGGCGGCTACGACGAAGAAGCCGTGGGGCGGACGCTCTAGGGGGCGTTAGCTTTCCTTCTCGCGTTCAGCGCGGCGACGGCCTTTGGCAGCAAGCGATTGGAAGCGTTTTGCACCGTATTTTTTGCGTCCGATTGAAGCTGCCAAAGCACCCGGATCTTTGACGCCTTTCTTCTCAAGCTCACCAACGAGCTTCTCGTACCGTCCGCCACCACCAAGTTTCATCTTGTCCATATCAGTTAGAATGAGTTTTAACTACAAAATTACCAAGCCTTGCAGCTCCAAAATTTGGGCGTCGTCTTGTCCTTAGCCTCCGCACAATTATGCCGCGCGCGGAAGTTCTTACGACGCTCAGGATTGTCGCGCTTGATTTCCATGTTCGGGTCGCCGAAGCGAACCTTGATGACGTTGCCAGCAGGATTCTTGACGTAGACAGCACTCTTCTTCCGCTCACCCGGAGTGTAGAACGGCTTGTTGAGCGTCACCTTCTTGCCCTGGTAACGGCTACCTTTCTTGGAGAGGGAGGTTTTCATTCAGGAACTTCTTCTCGGTTCAGCATCAATCTGTCTCGTTCAATGTTGAGGATGCGAGGCCAAAGCCTTTCAATCTTATCTATCTGAGCCTTTGTTGCCGCATCGAGAGGCTTGGAAACAATGTCGAGGTATTCAGGGGTTTTAAGAATCCTCCCAATGGCAGCGTCAACGGCTTCTTTCATCCCCTTTTCCATTGTCTTGTAAACACCGTATCCACCAAGCCCAACACCAGCTCCAACAAGACCTTTGTAGGTTCCGTATCCAATACCGTATCCAACACCAGTCGCAAGTGCTGGAGCGATGAATCGACTGAAAACGCTCGGTTTCCCAAGGTCCGACACTTGTTCCAACTGATTGGCAACCGTGTTGATTCGTTTGACACCATCTTCTCCAAGCAGTCTTTGGGTTGCTTCGTAATACTTACCTTGAGCTTCCTTATTCCCAACGAGAGATGAAATCTTCTTGGTGTCGATCTTTGATCCGTCAAACGACTCAGCGATAATCCTGCCAATTAGCATGTTTTGAGCATCGTTGATAAGCTCAGGCTTGTTCTTACCAACAACCTCCATAAACCTTTTCACCCGATAATCAGACGAAAGACCAGACCCCTTTGCTGGTGCAAGGAAGTCGATCAGGTTTGACGGAGTGAAGTTTTCGAGTTGGCCACCGGGTTGCATGGCCTTTTTGACGACATCGTAAAACTTGTCTCGTGCTGCACTTGTGCTTTCAACAGCTCTCTCAAGTGCTTTGTAAAGTGGAACACCTTCTTCCGTTGTGAGTTCGCGAACCACTTCGTCCAGCTTGAATGTATCCAATGCGTCACCGCGAGCGGCACCAGCCTCGTTTACGCGAGCTTTAATTTTTCCAAGCGATTCGATGATTCGATTTTCACGCTCGATAACATTTGATGCCCTCAGCTTTGAAATTTTATCAGTAATCGTATCGGTTCGGGAAGTTAGCTGGTTTAATTTTTCTTGTGCGCCAGCAATCCCAGAATCAACTTGGTTTTGAAGCTCCTTGATATTTGAGGCAATCGACTTCTTTTCGCTTTCAAGAACAGCTCTTTGATTGATCAAAGATTGATACTTGCTTGCAACTTCATTGATTTCAGAAAGGTCTGGGAATAGCTCATTCACCACCTCTTTTTGAATTCCGGTAGCGTACCCGCCTTTTCCCTTGGCAAGAGAATCAAGGAATTGATTTGGGTTTTCACCTTTGACTTGAGTGTAAACAAAGGCTCGAAGATTCGGCTCAATCTCCCCATACCTGTTTCCAAGCATGTTCTTAAGAAGCCGAAGATTCTGCGCGCCGTTTGCACCAGAAATCGTGGAAACAATCCCAGGCATTCCGCCAGCCTCGCCAGCCTCTCTCAAAACCTTGTCGGCAAAGAATCCTTTGAATCTGGAGATTCCAGTGCTGTAGAATTTGTTCTCAGCCTCAAGAAGGTTTTTCAGATTAGGATCGTCAGCTTTGGACAACGCTTCGTTTAACCTGTTATTAGCATTATCCAACCGCTCAAAAACTGAATAGTCAGCTTTCTGAACTTGCTTGTTAAAATCAATCTCTTTAAGGATTTCGCTTCGCTCTTTTCTAAGTTGATTAGCAGTCTTAACAACCTCAACTTCTTTCCCGTCAGCACCCTTTTCTTTTACAGTTATTTTTACCTCATCAAGTTTTGGCTCAAGTTTTCCATAGCCCTCTTCGCTTTGTTTCTTAAAAGCCTCAAGCTCCTCACGGGCAACCTGCTGAACTTGCTGGCCAAGTTCCTCGCGGGAGATTCCAGCGGCAGGACCATACCCAGGAAGCGCACCAGCCTCTATGTCCTGAATGCGCTGGTTTATCTGCGAAATTTCCCCGTCAATTCTGTTTCGTTCAGTAGAACCACTTGGGAGTGAGTCTCTCTGAGCCTTTAACCCTGCAATTTGATCGATTAGCGGTTGAGAATCAGTGCTGTATCGACCTTCGTAAATACGAGCAAGATCAGTCAGTCTCTTGTTGCGAGTCGCAAGTCTCGAATCGACAGCATTCTGAACCCTATCCAAAAGCGTTTCAGATTGGCCTACAAACCTGTCAACCGCATCGGCAGAAATTTTGTCTGCGTTCTGAACGTAATTTCCAAGCTGAGTCTTGATTGAACTGGAGATTTCATCAGCAGGAAGACCAGACGAAACACCTCTCGTAAGAGATTGCGAAACAATGTCTGAAATGTTTTTCCTGAACTCATCAGGTCTAAGACCAGAGTTTGGAGAATACAAAAGCCTAGCAATCTCATCAGCCGATTGAGCGGCCAGCCCTCCAGCACCTTGACGCTCAAACTCCCTCAAAACCTCTTGCTTTCTGTCCTGAATGAACTGCTGTGTAAATGGCCGCTGAAACTCTGCCGCTGCTTGCCGAGCATACCGTTTAGCACGTTCAAATTTTCCGACTGAATTCAACGGTCCAACTAACTCTTCAGCCTGAACACCTCTAGCTCTGCCTAATGCTCCAGCAGTTCTAAATCCAATGCTGGCAGATGGAGTCAAAATGCCAGCTAATCCAGTCGAAAGAAGAACATCCGAAAGGTCAGTGCCTTCATCGAAAGCAGCCTCAAGTCCAGCTTGTGCGGCGGCGGTTCCGACGGCAGACCCTGTTTCGAGAGCGAATTGAGCCAACTTGCTTGCACGTTGGCCGACTGGAACACCAGGAACAGTACTTGCCATCATTTCGCCAAATCTGTACGGCTCAGGAGAAATGGTTTGAGATAATGCTTGGCTCGCAAGGTTAACTCCACCTTCAAAAAGAAGCCCAGTTCCAAGGCCCATTCCAGCGGTAGCAGGTGCAGCTAGAAGCGGAGGAATCATTGCGGCACCAAGCGCAGCACCACGCCTCATTCCGCGAGCCTCTGCGGCACCACCTCTTGTAAACTCGCCAGACGGCTGAAGCCTTCCACCCTCAAACGGAGCAAGCATTCCGGTCGGCTCTGCCATCTGCCCCATCGTCCCAACAAAGCTCTCCATCATTCCAACCCTACCCGCATCCTGCACCGCCCGATTCAACTGAGCGGTCGATCCGACAGCAACCGCAGCCTGAGCTTCAGGCAACGCAGCAACCTGACCCTGCTCCTCTCGACGACGCATCTCGGCGATTGTGGCGGGAGGTTTTGCGGCGGGAGCTGAAATACCCTGAGCCGATTCGTAATCCAAAATGGCCTTAAAATCCGCTTCTGTTGGAGGATTTGGATTCGACCAGTTGTATTTGTTTCCAGATGGAGTGGTGATTGTTCCCATAATTATGGAGTGTAAATGACTCCAGAAGTTGCGTTTGTTGCGCCTGTAATCCGAGTAACACCATGGGGAAGCGACGGAGCGGTTCCGGTTTGCGGAACTGACGGGGCTGTTTGTGGTTGCTGCTGTCCAAACGGTGTGAGCGGCAGCTTGTACTTCACGACAAGCTCGTTGGCCAACTTCACCTGCTCCGGTGAAATTTTACGTTTTGTCTTAAAGTCATCAATCGTGGCCCACAACTCTTCCGCAGCAAATTTAGCAAAATTGTTAACATCGTTAACAAAGTTCTTGCTCCTAATGTCACCGATAGCTGCTTTCAACCGAATTGTTTCAGGCTGCGTAACAGCTTTACCAGAAGTGGCAAACGCCTCTTCGTTAAACACTTTGTTAAATCTTTGAAGAAGCGAGTACGCATCTTTCTCCTCGTCAGTTTTTGATTCTTTTAACCTCCGAGAAATCTCTCCAAATTTACCATCAATAATACCAACGTAGTTTTGAATTTTTCCTTTTCCATACGTTTCCTCAAACTTGTTCAACTCATCAACAAGTCTGGACGAACCTCTCGCCGTATTTTGGTCGCCACGAATTTGACGGGCATCTTCACCTTCAGGCCATTTCCAATCACTTTGCATTACGCTTCCCTTGATTCTTGAGGCGGTGCGCTCATCAGCAGGACCAAACAACTCTTGCCAATCGTCAACGGCATCAGATGCAATCTTGATCTTCATGCTGTCAGAAGGATTGATTCGACCTGCTCGCCGAGCCTCAACATTAGCACGAGCAGTTTTGATTCGTTCCTGAAGAGGAATTGTTTTATCCAAAATAAAAACCTCTTCGGACATTTCTGTGCCGAGGTCTTTAATGGTTTGTCTTTCCTTCATTTGCTCTCTGATGACAGGAAGATTTGTACGATAAACTTCTTCGTTAATCTGTCCTGTTTGAGGGTCAAAAACATCGATGCCTTGTTTCTGCATTTCCTCGATACTATCTGCTCTAAGTTTATCAAACTGTTCGCGAGCCTTGATGATTTTCGCTCGCGGAGAATACTGCTGAAGACCCTGATAGGCTCTAGTTGCCTCCTGATTGAAAACCTTTGACCTGAAGCGAGGAAGCGCAGGCATTGGAGACTTTAGCTCAGGATCGTTGAAATAGGTTCCAACTTCCTCGTTGAACTTCTGAAACGTGTCGTACTCCGCAGCTTGAGCCTCCTGCTCCGCCAATGCCTGAGCATAAGCGTTCGACTGGATCTTGTTCTGAAGATCGAACTGCCGCTGACGCATTACCTGTTCAGCAGCGTTCATCTGCATCTGCTCCATCATCCGCTTCTGCGTCTGCGCGCGGTCGAACAGCGATGCGCCTAGCTCAAATGCTTTAAGAGTTTCGTCGGCCATAAAATTAACCTACTTCGGGAATTATTCCGGTAATGCTCATGTCGGAAC